TTGCTCTAGTATCCGTAAATGTCGTATCAGTACTTGTAAAATTTAAATCAGTTGTTGGTCCGTATAACAGTAATTTAGTATTATCAATAGTAATACCATTAGTTGTTGTTCCATCGGTATGACTTATTATAATATTATTATCGGTTAAAATAACTTGATTATTAGTTGACCCGCCATCGGTATGATAAAGTGAAGCTTGATTATCTGCAATAGTAGATATACTATTTTGTCCAGTAGAAGTATCAGTAGATGATATCACTGCTTGAGAATTAATAACATCTATAAAAGATGTCTTATTTCCACTAATATCTGTAGCTTCTGATTTAGTTTGATTAGAATTAATAGTAAATGTATTAGTAAAATTACCTGTAACATCAGTAGCTGTTGTTATTACACTATTAGGGTTATAAGAACTATTTATTGAACCAAATCCTGCAGTGGTAAAAGTTTGATTTGAGGTAACTGAATTAATATTAAAAGATGATAATCTACTTGAAGCATCTCCTAAGTTTAATACCTTATTATCACCGAACATAGTTCTATCAGAAGTTAAAGTACCATCAGCAGTATAGATATTATCAAAACTAATACCAGTTAATACTGAGCTAATATCTACGCTGTAAGCGTCACTTAAATCTGTTCTATCAAATGATATCACACTACCATCAAAAGTGGCTCCAGTCGTATAAGAATTAGTGTCATCCTTTAATGCTGTTAAATCAGTTAATACTATTACACCATCATTTCTAGTTAACTCTAAATTATTAGTAGTATTATTAAATGTACCACCAGTTACGAATGTATCTCCAGTTAATGAAGATGTATCTATTGATATTATTTTAGTATTACCAGAAGCTGTAGCCACTTCAATTGGATATACACCTATAACATCCTCTACGTATGTAGCATCACATATAGCATTATAACCATCACATTCACCACCAGGGAATGAGAATCCTTCAATCTCAGCCATTGGTAAACCGCACCAGCTATTAATTAATGGTGTTTTAAATGATAGTTCACATACCCATCCAGTTACTTCTTCATCGAACTCTTCTGTGAATGGCTCAAAATCAATATCATTAACAATGTTTAATTTACTATTGGTATAGTAAGGATGACTTTTAAATTCAGTTACAATATCTTTTAATATATCTATACCATCTGATAATACTTCATTTTCATTAGACTCGTCTTTATTTACTAAATCGAATATTCTAATCTCGAAATCTATTTCAAATGTTTTATAACCTATGTTATTATCTGATTCAGTCATCAATGCTGATACTGGATTAATCCATAATACAGGATGCATCTTAGCTTCACTAGCACCTACTTCCCAATTGTCTCCATATCCAAAACCATTTATTTGGTAATGTCTATTAGCAGCATCTTTGAAAACAGTTATTAATTGATTTATTGTTTTTATTTTAGCCATAATTAATGTTATCTATTATATCTATTAACGAATTTTCTAAACTCTATTAAAATTGTTTGGTATCTTGATGAATTAAATGCATTATTTAATATATTGAAATCGCCGTTAACATATTTAAAATAATCTACTGCGTCTACATCAACATTCATTTGTTGCATAGAACCCATAGATACTTTACATTTAATACTACCTATCATTTTACCAGTCTTAACTAAACCTTGTCTACGAATCTCGTCTTTAATGATTTTATCGATTTGACTAGCAAACTTTCTATAAGCTCTTCTAGTTTCTGATAATCGTATTTCTTCGTTATTATTCATCGTTTATGTAATAATAATATTAATTGGTAGCTATCGTTTATGCTTTTGCATCATTTCTCTTCTTCTTCTCATACTATCCTCATAATCTTGTTTCTCCTTCCAATAACTTAATAGATTTAAACAGTTGATATAATTCTGTTTATATATCTCATCAAACTTAGTTATATCTCCGTCAGCAAGTCTTTCTATTATTGAGAACCATCTAAATTTAGGATTCATTGATGGTGCACCTATATCAAATCCTTGGTCATCATCGTCAGATTTAGATTTACCGAATAGCCCAGAAAAGTTATTTAATAATATAGAGTTCCAATTATTATAGTTTAATACTAAATTCATAGCCTCTAATACAGATAATTCATTATTAAATAATTCTATCCTATCATTGATTATCTTAATATCAAATTCTTCATCCTCTGGTCTTAGTATAATAGATAGTATTGAAGGTATAGCACTGAACTGATTTAGTTTCTTATCATCAATTAATGTTTGTATTGATATATATTCACCTATTGTTATACTATTTAGGTCAATGATTTTAAACGTGGTATTAGCTATCTTAATCTCTTTCTGGATAGATGTATCCATTTCTTTATTTAAGAACTTTAGATGCGATGCTACGGTCATTATAGAGTCTTCTGACCACTTATTTATTTCTTCTATTGTGATACCTTCATTAAATACATTGATAATATCTATATAAAAAGATAAATCATCACTATAAATTAACTTAGATATCTTTATAAATTCATCTATAGTTACTTCCTCCCAACTACTCGGTATATTAATTTTCATATTATATTATTTATGCTACTCTTATTCCGTTAGTACTTATATATTGGAATACCATACCATATGCAATAGCATCAGCGTAATCGGGTGAATGCCCTAATACTTGTTTCATTTCAGCCTTACTATTAATTTCCATCTTACTATCTAAGTTTAACCTTTCCTTTCTTTCTACAATAGATAATTCATCTTCAATCTCTTTCTTGAATTTATCTGTTATCATTTTAATACTACCCTCTCTTATTAACTCACCTAATTTATAATATAATTGAGTTTTAAGGTTCTTATAATTTTCTTTCTTATATGGAGTACCATTATTAATAATACCCCTAGCTGTTCTAAGATATTGAGATAAGTAATTACCTACACCATCACTATCATATGCTATATTCCTTGTTTGTACATTATATCTATTAGCAGTAGATTTAATAGTATCCAATACATTAGCACCTTGGTCTACCTTGATAATATCAATAACATTTAATCCTTCCCAAACTATAAGTACACAGGCATCTTGTTTGAATGCTATATCAGCTGATATTCTTCTAGTAGTATCTTTTTTCTCTGTTGGTATTGAATGGTCATACATCTCTTGTATATCACTATATGATACTAAAGCATTAGGATTGTCTCCTACCTCCCATTTACCGTGAAGTAACCTTTCTACTTCATTAGGTGATAACGTTAATCTAAGGTTCTTTAAATAGTCTTCAGATAGATATGGATTATCTAATGCTGTAGCTTTAATAAACTTTCTCCATTCTGGTAATTTATTTTCCTTATCAGATACATAGAAATCATCATATAAGAAATTACGACTTGGGTTACAAGTCATTAATAATATTGGTTTAATACCATATTGTTTATTCTTCCATCTACCTAATCTAGATTGAAGTACTTGTTTACCTTTAACTTCTGTTTCACCTGCTTCATCAATAACTGCAAAGCTAAGTAATAGACCTCCTAGACGTGTATAGTCTGGGTCAGATGGAAGATATCTTAATTCTTGTAGTACTATCTCACTACCATTAAAAAACTTTATCTTACCGTCTATTTGATTATAATTATAATGTTCTTGAGTTAATCCAAAATTAGGAAATACTTCTGATATAAGGGTAACTACTGTTGTCTTCTTAAGCGTAGTTAATTCGTTACGACATAAACCAATTCTAATACCAGGATACTCTAAGCATTTGATAGTCATTAATGCTGACATAAGATACGTCTTAGCTGCACCAATACCACCACCAAATAATACTTCTAATGTATTATCATCATCAAAAGCACTAAATACTAAATCCTGTTTATGTGTTGGTTTAAAATCTATTACCATTACTTACCTTTTTTCTTATCCTTATCTTCTGGTTTAACATAATTGATTACAATACCCTTATGCTCGATTTCACTCTTCTCAGCAGCATATGTACCTAAAATCTTAGATAGTTGGTCTAAGGCTTTAAGAGATGTATTGTACTGTTCTTTATCCTTTGTCTTCTTAAGGATTTCTTCTAGTTCTTTTAATATTCTTTCTCTGTCCATAATTAATTCTTTATCCATCTTATCATTAAGCTCTTTGGTTCTCTTATTTAAGTAGTAAGAGAAATAAGGTTCATTATATGTTCTATAAGCATTTGAACTAATGATAGCTTTACTCTTTACCTTTGGTTTATATGTTTTACGATATGCATCAACGTAATCTCCAGATTTTAAATAATGATTAACCATACGTTCTATATTACGTCTTTTGGTCTGATACTTAATACCAAACCTCTTAGCCATATAATCATTATCATCCTTCTTTTTATTGTACATTACTTCCTTATTACTTTAATCACTTCCTTAACATAACCATATACTGTAGCAAATGGTAGTACTATTGGTAATGCAATGGTCATAAATGTTATTGTAATTATCTTCCCTATAATCTTTTTCATATTATATTTTATTTTAAAAATGTATTATTATAATTTTTCATCTTCTCCCAAACGTTTCTTATTACTCTACTACATCTAGAACAGATATAACCCTTATCATTATAAATGTATCTATATAAATCATACATAGTTGATACATCTCCACCGTTAAGTTTAGTACGTGATGCAATATATTTAACTTGCTCAATTTGCTCCTCTGTTAATTCCTCTGGTTTTTTCATAATTGAATATCGTTATTCATTAAATAATTATCAAACAAATAAGCCAGTATCGATAAGATACCAGCTATTCCTATACTACCTGTTATAAACAAAGCTGTCCAAAACATAGTGCATTTTGGACAATCTAATATATACTTTGGTATTAGTAGGATTCTTTTTTTATTCTTAAGTATTAGGTTTAATATTTCTATAAAGTCATAAAAATGTATTAGTAACCACCATACTCCTATAGTATTAATTATCCCTTCCATATTTTAATAATGTTATTATTTCTTTAATGTTCTCTATGTCTTTGTTATACTTAGTTTTAATATCGTTTAAGATAACTTTAACTACTAAATGAACATAGGTATAATGTATATTAGTTTCCTCACCAATCTTTCTATATGACATCTTCTTGAAATAATACTTCTTAAATAGTTCTACTTTATACCACTCTGTTAATCCCTTATTAGCCTGTCTATTTAAGTAACATCTAATCTTATTATCTAACTTCTTTGTTAACTTCTCTAGCTGTGCTTGTAAAGCTATCTGCTCACTAGTGTCATCATAGGTTAATAAGTCTTTATTGAATGTATCACCATTATCATTTACTTCGTCATCTAACATCAAAGATTCTTTAGTCTTATTCTTATTATACTTAGAGTACTTATAAATGAAAGTATAGTATGCTGTATTGTATATGTACTTAAGGAAGTACTCATCGTCAGTGATTGGAGTATCTATATTCTTATCAGCTAATATTAAATATAACTCTTGCATTAAATCATCACTATCTTCTATATTGTATCTAACAGTAATTGTCTTCTTTATTGTTTCGTAATTTGTTGTAAATACATTTATTAACTTATTCATATTCTTCTATTGTCTGTTTAGCTGTCGTTATTACATTATTTAAGAATGCTTGAACCTCAGTAAATGGTTCATCTATAATATCACATATCATATCAGTAAACTCATCTCTTGAGTGCTCTAATTCATCTAACATTATTTTACAATCTTCGTACTTCTCAACATCTTCTAAATGTTTTACCGTCATATGTGTTGCAAGACATTCTGATAAAAACTTATCATATAGGTCGAATGTAGTCATATCAAAACATATTTTATCGTATAGGCTCAATTCCATTTTAATTAATTTTATTATCTATATTTATTTTATATTCCATTACTGGCTTATCTACATATTCATTATTACCATCGTTAGCAGTGTTCTTAGGACATTTCTTGATACTAACTGTACTCGTTGCTAGTGACATATCAATTAGAAATAATCCGTCTTTAAACTTAACTAAGAATACTGGTCTAAAATCCATAAAAGGATATTTACTTTTGAAGTCAACTACTACATTGAACATATTATTAACTTTCATTAATTCTAAAATAGTAGTATTGTATTTATAAGAATAACAATCTCTTGTTTTAACTTCAGCTATACAGATAGTAGCACCAGATTGGAATGTGAAGTCGTATGTTGAATATCCTTCGTTTAGTACTTTACGAAGTTGGGTACTACCACTTGTAGCACCCGTAAACTCTTTTATTGTTTCTAACTCTTGGTTGATGTGCTCATTAAACGTTTTCATCTTCTTCTAAGTCCTCAAAAACATTATCTAGCATCATTATTAAACCTAGCTGGTTTAACTTATGATTCATCTTGTCAAGCGTCTCTCTATTCGCTTTTTGTAAGGTATTTAGATTTTCAATCTTACCCATTATCTTATTAAAAAATTCTTTCTCAGTCATATCTATTATCTATTTAAAAGGTTATATTTTGTATCCATTAATTGTTCGAACTCTTCATCAATCTGATTTAATCTATTTAATAATTTAATCTTTTCTTCTTGTAAATCAAGTTCTCTATTCAATACCGAAGTTATTCTATTCTTTAATTTAATTAACTTCTTATTCTTATTGTAATAGTGTTGTGGATAAGGGATGTAATCTTTATCACCATTGATGTACTTCTCTTTGTGTAATTTTACGATTCTACCGATTACACTTTTTGAATAAGGTGTTTCAGCTTCAATCTCTTTAATTTTTAATCCTTCTACGAAGTATAAGTCTATGACTTCTAACTTCTGTTCTAATGTTAATTTTGTATTTCTCATTGTATTTGTGAAGAGCTTTAGTGCTTGCTTCTATATGATAAATATGCACGAGCTTTTACAAAAGGACTAATATTTTTATTTTTTTAGATGAATGGTTATTATGACTAGATGAATGGTTAATATTATTAGATAAAAAAATATACTATAATAATATGTTTAGGTGTCAGTAAATTTTATGTAAAAAAAAGAGGTACCTAATTAAAGATACCTCCTTTTATATGGCAAGAAATTTTGTTATTAGTCTGGTATATAAGTTATTCTCAATCTTACACTAGCGGCATTATATAATGTACTGGTTACATAATCAGATTCCGCATTAAAGTTAATTTGTATATCTGTAGGGTTAATTAAATAATGTCCACCAACGTCTGTAAATTCATCAAAAGAAGTATAACTTAAATCTGTATAAATAGCTCCACTATTGTCTGCTATTAATATAGATACATCTAATATGTTAGATACTTCTTGTTTAGTTAAGTTATGTGAATAAGTTAATTGATTACCTAACAATGTATTTAAGTTAACTGGTGCTAATAATATATTTAATACTTTCTCACCTACTTCATTATTATCATTTGAATAGGGTTGCTCTATACCATCTATTATAAGTTCTTCTTTCTCGCAAGATGTTAATGTAGTTAATGCTATTAATAATCCTAATGTAATTGTTTTTAAGTTTCTCATTTTAGTTAAATTTTAATTATAGTTATTATTTATTTGCTCTTTAATACGAAGTAATAAGTGAATCCGTCCTTATCACCTGTTATCTTTTCTGTTATTAAAAATGTAAGGTTTCTATCTATAACCTTATACTCTTCATTGTTGTGGATGAATGTATCACCTAACCACTTGTCTGTCATTGTTTCTAATCTTCTCATTTTAATTTAATTTATTTGTTTCTATTCTATAAATATAATAATAAATATTCAAAGTTCCAAATTTTCTATAAATTCTTTATTATTTTTTAGTTTATTTATTATTTTTATTATATTCTTTCTTATGGCTTCACCACTTTTATTATGTATTTTACCAATTTCCTCATTGGTTTTACCTTCTACATATTTTAATTTAATTAAACTACATTCATATCTATTCTCTAATATATCTTCTAATAGATTAGTTAAATTACTTTGGTATGTATTAGTATCAATGACATCTATATCGTCTCTTAAACTGATTGTACTTGGCTTATCATCACCAGTTTGGTTAGCTTGTGGTAATCTTATAGTTCTTGAAGTATTTTTTATACCATTTATTATTTCATTATTGATAGCTATTTTAGCATATGTAGCGAATGATGC